TTCTTCTGCCACAGCATATAATACAAGTTCTGATTATAGATTGAAAGAAAATATCACTTCGTTATCTGATGGTATTACAAGAATTAAACAATTATTACCTAAGAGGTTTAATTTTATTGCTGATGAAACAAATAAATTATGTGATGGATTTTTAGCACATGAAGTAAGTTCTATTGTTCCAGAAGCAATTACAGGAGAAAAAGATGCGGTTGATAAAGATGGCAATATTGATCCACAACAAATAGATCAATCTAAACTTGTACCTCTTTTAGTAGCTGCTGTACAGGAACTTATAGGTAAGGTTGAAGCACTTGAAGCTGCTTAGTATAATACGTTTACATATACATTTCTTATGACTCCACAGGAACTTTACGAACAGACTAAAACTGAGATCGAATCTGACACACAGAAAAGTCAGCAGTTACAACAGGAAATCAATAATATTAACTTAAAAATATTTGCGAACCAACAACTTTTAAAGAAGTTTGAATCTATAGACGGTGTTGATGTTGGTGAAACAGCGTAAAATAAAAACATAATTACTTTTTTATTATGGCAATTACAAAAACATGGGAAGTAAACACCTGTAATCGTGATGTTGCAGATGGTTTTATTAAAGAGATTATCTATCGTATAAAAACACAGGAAGATGGTGTTGAGATAGATGGTACAAGACATACAGGCAGTGTCACCTTTACAAAGCCAGAATCCTTACCTTCTGATTTCATTAATTTTGACACTTCTGCAAAGACACCTACAGCAGATACCATGATTGGTTGGATTAAGGCTGCTCTTGGTGCTGATGAGGTGACAAGAATCGAAGCTGGTATTGATGCTAAGGTAGCTGTAATTAAAACACCTGTAGAGGCAATGGGTACTCCTTGGTCATAATAAAAACTGACCTATAAATATTGAAAAAGAAAATAAATGATGTAGCATACAGCTTTAATTTATTTAATTAAATGCTTAAAAAACTTTTAGCTGTAGCTGCTGTATCAGCAGTCTCAAGCGTTCCTGTATTTGCAGGGTTCTACGTCAACGTGGAAAATAACGCATCTTTCAAAAAAGATTCAGATTTTCAAGGAAGTTCAACAGACCTTCATATAGGATACGAAGGTAGTAATGATTCTGGTGCTTCTTGGTATATTCAAGGTGGTCCGCTTTTAAGCAATCCTGATGGTGGTGAGCAATCTACAGATGTTTCAGCAAAGATCGGTGGTTCTGTAAATGCAACAGACAAAACATCTATCTATGGTGAGCTTAGTGGTGTTTTTGCTGATGAAAATGTTTTCGGCACCAAGTTAGGGTTAAAATTTGCTTTTTGATTTCCTGATTAAATAATCTAAAGTAAATAGAGGTGTGCTTACACACACTGCTGTGACTATTAACATATAAATAGGCATAGCGACTGCACCTCTAACCATATTCTTCATGGAATACCCAGAAATAGATTTACCAGATACAAATAACATACTCATTCCACCCACAACAATCTTTTATCCGCCCCTAGCAGACGTTCCATATTTAGATCCTCTTCTCCTTCCAAGTCTGGAACAAGTTCAGTCGGGTTTGGCAGATCAGGAAAATAATTCTGAAGAAGAAAAGGAAGAAGCCGAGGAAGTGCAAGATATACAGCAAGAGCAGATACCAACAAACCTCCCGAAAAACCTAGAAGATACTTCATTAGAAACTGTAGCTACTTTTAATATACCTTTAGTAGGAGAATTTCCAATACCAGCACCAGAGGTAATAGCGTCAAGTGTTATAGCTGCTGGAACTGCAAGCGTTGTGAGCGTGGCGGGCGGGGTTGCTTTGCAAGCTGTAGTAGGTCAGATCAAGAAAATATTTAAAAAGATATTTACTAAGGTTTTGAAGAAGGAGGTTGCTTCTTTGAAGAAAAAATCTGAGGGTTAGCTTTTACAAAAGACCTTATATTTATTACATCACTGCAAAGACCAGCAAATTTTGATTTAGGATTTATCATATAACCACTTGCATGGAGCTGTGAACACTTCAAAACTCTCACTAACTGCTTATCATGCACTTGCTTGCTTAATTGTTCTTTGGCTAGGTTTAGTTTTACTTTTGCTAAATCAGAACATGTTTGGTTATTAACTCCCAAGGGAACCATAAACGACATTTGAAAACCCCATCCTTCATTTATGCTATATGTCTCTTCCCCTTGTGCATCATTACCTGTATAAAAAGGTGTAAAACTCATTGAAGGTTGAGAGCAAACAAGATTACCATATTGATTCTTACTTGTCGCTCCTTGATTAACATTCATATTTTGATTAATTATTGATGAGTTACCTACAGCATTAGGTTGCGCTTGAACATTAGTATCACCTTCAGCTCTAGCTGAATTACTGACTAAAGACTGACAAGCTAGTAATGACGCTAGTAGTAGTAATCGAATCATTTTGTGTGATTTCTTCTATTTTCGCTCCCGCTGCCCTTGTTGTAATTTGCAAAGACCAATCATCAGTAACAGTTTTAGGTGTAAAAATAGCGTCACTATGTGTGATGCCACCACTTGATGCGCTTGTAACTTCTATATTAGAAGCTTCCCAACTATTTAGGGCAGATCCGAATTTCTCAGTCACTATTGAGCGGGTTATTGTCTGAGTAGTATTTTCAGTGCGGTTGCTACTTCCAGTACTCCAAGTCGGTATAGGATTTGCAAAAACTGGACTAGTAACAAAAAACAAAAAAGGAATAAATTTTTTCATTTAATACCTACATTATTATCTTTATTATCTACTATTTTAGCAGCATTATTTGGTTTCTTTTTGTTAACAGAAATGCCATAGCTGCCAAGGACCCCACTGGTAAGTCCTGCTAAAAACGCTCCATCATTCCGAATCTTATCCATATAACCTAATGTCATCATTGCTAATGACCAGACCAAAATCATAAAACGTACACCATGCCCAAAAATTTCAGCCCAGTCTGTACCTTCTTTTTCTTCTTGTGGTTCCATAAAAGAAAACCCTATTATTTAAATAGGGTTAATTTTGTGTGAGACTTGCTAAACTTAGCAAATTTTTATATCTTTGGAAAGATCAAAAAAAATAAATGAAAGAAATAATAGATATGCTCAAAGGTAAATTATCTTTAGAAGAAGAATTTGAATTAGAAAGACAAATATTAAAAATTAAAAAACAAGATGATGTAAAAGAGTTGAAAGAATATGCAATAGAATTACTTACTACTGGTTGCAAACAAGGTCATTTCATTAGTTTAGCTTTAGAAATAATTATTGATCAACAAGAACAGTTATTTAAATTTGAGTCAATAAAAAAAACAAAAAAAGCGACCTTTTTAGATCGCTTAATTTATGTTTTGTTTGATAAGAAGTAGAGGACTTACTGACTGTTATGCTTGATACTAAGCCTATTTAGGAGTGTTGACCTTATGCCCGCTTAGTATTCCTCGGTGGGAACTCATGTCTTTTTTAGAATCATGTCGAAAAATGGCTTGAAGGGCAATCGGGCCACATAATTCCAAAAGAGCAGCTATAACCTTTGTAAGGAATTTATCAAAGTGTCATGCCTCTAAAGAGTTAGGTCTTCATCTGTAATGTCAAACCATACTCCACGTTCCTCAATAATACCTGTAATTTTATCGGTCTTTGTAATTTCTGAAAATTGGAAAACTTTTTTATTATTTGGTGAATAATAAATTTGACCGATATATGGATTTATTGGGAATTTTATTGGATTCATTAAACATTTAAAAGGGTAGGTCGTCTGGCAGCTCAGGTTGGTTCGCTTGTACGTTTACAGTTCTTTCTGAGGCTTCTTTGTGAGGCATAGGCTGTATTTTGCCAGAGTTGCCCCATAGACCTCCCCAGAGCGAAAACCCAGCAATTTCATCATAGTCTTTTCTACTTCTATAAACACGAACTGTCGTACCATCTATTTCAGCATTATCGACAGCTTGCAGAATCCATTTTGCAGCTTTTCTACCCTCTTCACAAGTGAAGTCAATAATTACATTTTGGTCTGGTGCGTTTTCATTCTGGCTATTGTTGCCAACAATTCTTAGCTTTGCAAAAAAAGCAGGGGTGTTACTCATTATTAAAAAGGTTTGATAGGGGTGATTTGGTTTGCCTCTTCCCATGCGAGGACTTTGTGTAGTTGATATCTTATTTTAGGAGTACCAAAAGCTACAAAGGGTAATTCGTAATATTCAGGACCATAATTTCTATGCCTCCAGCTCTTGATTGTGCTGGGACTAAGGCCATATCTCTCTGCTAATTGGTCCGTTGTTAGAAATTGAGTTTCTGTGATGGTCATGGTGTTAATTCAGCTTTTTTAGTGTTTACTAAATCACATAAGACAATGTATTCGTCTTGAGAGATTTTTCTTTGAGTATAACGCACCTCTAAGTTTGATTCATGTTGCTTAAGTTGCTCAAGTGATGTTGTTTTTTCAATAGCTGTTTTAGCTGCAATAAAAACATTTTGATGAGGTTGCGCTGCTTTTGCCTTGTATGGCTTTTCTGTTTCTTCAGCTCTTGCAACTTCATTGAAAGCCCAAAGCTCATAACCCAGAGAAAAAGTAAAAGCAGAACAAGCAGCCAAAGCTCTACGGTGTGAATCTGAAACATCCCTTGCAGAAATTTTTTCAACCTTAACTGGATTATTGCGAATGTCCATTATGGCAAAGGGGAAAAGCCCAGTTTCACCACCTTCAGGGTCTGTGAAATAGCACATTAAATAGCCAGATCCGTCAGGTGCTTTCCATACCGAATCCAAAAAGGAAGGGCTTGTAGGCGATTCTGAGTTGAGCTTTAAATGAAAATTCCAGCCTTTTGCATGAATATTCAAATAATATGCGATTCTTGACCATTTGCAGTATTTTCGACCAGCTTTCTCATAAACATCTTCTGTTGTGACTATGTTGTCCAGAATTGGTCTTTCCATTGTTGAAATTGTCATTTTAAGTTACCTCGATTTAGAGCCATTTAGGGGATGCTAATGTTTGTATTCCTTCAGGACAAGCATTTGTGTATCCTTGCCAGAATTTTGTTTTGGTTGCTTCAAGTATTTTTTGAAGCATTTCTTTTTGTAGTTCATAACCTTTTTTGATGAAATTAGGAGATAGCTCATAAACTCCAACAGAGTAAGGGTGAACTTTTTCTACAACAATAAATATGAAGCGTTCTGCTCCAGTTGCTTGTAGGTAATGAGCAGCCTGCAGATGATAATTAAATGCAACTATTGTCCTTGTAAATTTGTCGGGGTTTGCTCCACCCTCGCCAGTTGTTTTAAGGTCAATAACCATATCACCTACTACATAATCGCAACGAGCTTTACATGGTAAACCTGTTTCACTATGAGTCCACCAGTAAGACTGTTCAGCCTTTCCAGATGTGTCATCTATGACATATTTTTTTGCAAATTCATTTCTACTAAGTGAATTATATATGCCCATAAATGTATCCATTTCTGGTGTTGTAAAAGTTTCTCTGCCACTTTGCGCAAGTTGCGAAGCTAATTTTTTACCTTCTTTGGATCGTTTATCGTCTAATAAGGCATATCTTTCTGGAAAGAGTTTAGGTTCTAAACAAAAGCAATGAACCATAGAGCCTATTCTCATGGCTGGGGTAGTTGTTTTAGGTGGATTGTCTTTACCGAATTTTTTTTGATATAAAGCCTCCAGCCCATTTGTGATGCCATACTTTAAATCACTAGCAGCCCAGTCTTTTGCTGCTCTATAGATGTTTTCTGGAACATCATGGCCTTGAATAAAATCAGTCATTTAAATACCTGTTTTGTTTTGATATAAAGCCTCCAATAGCACTGTCAGGGCCAAATTTTTCTATCAACTCAGGAAAATATTTCAGAATTTTTATTCTGTTAAAACCATCAGCAGCTATGCCAGCTTGAGCCAGTTTTTTTTCAAAATGGCTTCCATGATCTAAAGCTGTTAATAAAATTTTTAATTGAATTTCGTTGTTCATTGTTAGAATGTAAGTGCCTCTTGGTGTTGGGGCATTAGGAAAAAAGGAAATATTGATATCCCAGAGGTCAGGGGTGACTTCTGGGGTATTTTTTTTAATGCTTTTGTTTGATGCCAGATAATTCATTTAGTTGCCGTCCAATATTTTGAACTTTTTTCCAAGCTTGATAAGATTCTTGATCTATTTTTCTTTGTTCTAAAACTTTTCCTTCTTGTTCTAGCTTTATACTTTCTGCTATTAGTTCTTTATGACGTTTATCAGCTTTTAAATACTGCATTTCTAGATCAGCAGTTCTATCATCAAGCGATAAACTATAGTGAGCTAAATTTGCTGCTGTTTTTTCAATTGGTATATCTACAAGTATTTCAACTTGCTTTTGCCCTTTTGTTTCAAAAGTCATCTGTCTGAAATTTGTAATAGGAAAAGGACAATCATTAAGCCAATTGTTTAAAGCTTCATTTGTGAAGTCAAGGCGGTTTAAGTGTTCTTGTTTCATTTATTTAGAGATTTACAAGCTAATTGGATGTTATTCACATGACAGTCGTGATATGTCATGGAGTCAAATGTTTGGGTAAGTGCAAGGGTCATAATTGACCCCGCACTGAGAAATAGGAAAAGTTGATTTAACATTAGTCATACTCCGTTGTGTCAAATTTGATAGGTTTAGCATTAAATTCCTTGCATGGATCAAGAAAAACATCTGCAAGTTCATCAACTTGCTTTTCTAAATACTTGATAATCGCTTTGGCTTCATTCTCTGTATAAATGTAGTTACTGCGGTTGCCCATATTTTTCATTTGTTTCATGCGCTTTTTAAGTTCCAATAATCTTTGAGTAGAAAGAACTTGAAATCTATGTCTCTTATGCCTTGCTTTTTGATCTTTAAGCTTGGCCTCAAGTTCTGGGTCCGTAACCTTGCCACCTACAGGAGTAGCAAGGACTGTATCTGGAGGAAGTTGTGTAGTAGTCATAAGGCTTATTGATAAGTTCTGAAAACTAACCATTTAGTTCCTCTGACTTCCCATCTGCTGAAATGGTTGATGTCTGTATTTGCTGCAATTAACGCATCCGCGTATCTTGTAGCCAACTCTCCACCATAGCCGCCATTGATGAATCTGAGTATGATGTCTTGTTTTGTAAACCATTTACCGCAATCCATTGCAGTAAAAATGCCTTGGATTACTTTTTTTGCTCTTGGTCTTGTGAAGTTCATTTGAAATAATCTGAGAAAAGTAGGCTTTCGGCCATGCAATTAATATAATCTATACGTTCTTCTCTGTCAATAACTTAAATAACTTATTACAATTTCATAACATAATTATATAAATATGAGTTATATAGGTTGCATTGTGGAAAACTATGTTATTATATATATATGAGGTCAAATGATTGACCCATGATTCAAAACTTTTCTAAAACAAATGACTTTTAAACTACCAACAACACTTGTAAATCACTTAGAGCAAGAAATTTATGAAAAACTTACATCTGCTGTTGAGCTAACAGCAGCAGAATGGAATGGCGACTGGGCAGCTAGAGAGCAAAGAGGTGAAAAGTATGAGTTCTATATGGTCACTAAATGGGTCAGAGGTGAGAGAAAAGAAGTTGAGAAAAAGATCAACTGGCACAAGCACGTTGGTGGTTTACTTAACATCGAGTTCTTCCAGACTGAACCAGAGCATGAGTGGGATACACCATATACTGATTACTACAGACCAAAGAACTGCACAGTAAATTATGAAGCTTGCAAAGAAAATGCAAAAGCTCAAACAAGGCACAGTGTTGGCCTTTTAGAGAGCAGAATTAATGGCCACCTTGCAGTAACTGACAAGATTACTGACATCAATCTTGCACTTGGTAATGGTTATTTTATCGAGGGCTTTGTAATTGGTACTACTGACAAAGGTGAAGAGTTCAAAATCTACACTAAAATGATTTGGAACTACCGCTACGGAGCTAACTCAGCTAACGGCTACCTCACACAATATGTACAGTTCAGAAGTGATAGAAGAGGAGCTAGACAAGAGGGCAAGACAGTTCTTCAAAGACTTACTGAGCAAGAAAAGCAAGCTAAGGCAGATGCCAAGCAAGCTGAATTAAGAGCTAAGAATGAAGTCAAGTGGGACAGATTTAAAGTTCTTCCAGATCAAATCGACAGATGGGCTGACAAAGGTATTAAAAAGCATGAGAAGATGCTTACTGAATCTGGTATCAAGAAAGCTGAACAAGACTTTAACAAAAGATATGGGTGGTATGACGCTAAGTTTGATCTTGAGAACTATAAAAGATGGGTCACAGATGATCTTAAGGAGTTCAAGGTCTACAAAGAGAAAGTACAGAAGTTTCTAAACAATGAGCCAGCAGTCAGAGAAATGTTCAGCTTGACTTGCAACACAAGGGACGACTTCAAAGCAAGAGTCTGGAACAGCTAACAACCTATCAGCCCCACCTTAACTGGTGGGGTCTTTATTCACCTATCACCCCTTAAACAAATGAATTTTAAAGATGAAGAAAAAGACGTATTGTTTTCAAGTCTTAATGCCATAATCAAAGATTATGAGGTCTGGAATCGTTTAGAGACTAACGACAAATATCATTTCTTAACTACTTATAAAAAATTAGCAGAGAACAATAATTCACAATTCAACATCAGGTATAAATTACTTGATATTTTGAAAGAGTATGACGAAGAATATATCTGGACAGCAGTTTTTATAGTTAAGCCTATTGTTGAAAGTCATGAGAAAATTTATGGGCCAGACAGTTTAACTGAACCAATAGAGGAAAAGAAATGAACAAAGATCAAAGATTAAAACTTGCTCAATCTTTAATTACGGAAGCTCTTATTTGTTCAGATAAAGACGACATCAAAGAAGCAAGATATTTAACTGAGCTTGCAGTTAAGTTGGAATTTAATCATGAAATGGAAGCAATTATTCAAGGTGACATTGAACTTTTTAAAACTACTTTTAAAAATATGTATTCAAAAGATCCTAAAGTAAGAATTGTTTCAAGAGTTATGTTAGGGATGCTTGTTGAGAACAAAGATTTTCAAAAGACATTTAGAAAAAAATTTATAACTACTGCTATTGAGCTTTTACATTTTGAGAGTCAACAAGAAAGTGACGATGACTACCACCCATTTGATGATCCGTTACAGTGATGTTATAAGTGTCTTATGGACATTTCTGTGCGACTTAGGGCTGAGGATTGTTTGAAACTTAAACAGTTTCTTAGAAAAAACCCATCTACTAAAACCCTTGGCCCTTTTCCAGAACACTTAGATTCTGGCACTATAGCTAGAATCTGTTTTGGTTTAGAAAATGCACTCAACAAAATTTAGTCGGGCCACCTGAAAGTTAGTTTCCGTGGTGTGTTTACTAACTTGAAAGCCATACAAAACCTATAGCAACACATAGGAAAAGCAGGGCGGTGTTAGAAAAGGCCGAATCAACACCCGACTACTCATTTAAGAATTTAGATGTTGTCATATTCTCTACACTTATTTCTGGTTGCTGAATTGTGTACCATCTATGACCGCAATCAAGACAACTTCTTCTTCTAAGTATTCTGTGAGCATCATCAACAACAGTGCTTATAATTTTTTGAAAGGTAAATATTTTACATTCTGGACAAGCCACAAATGAGATTCTCTTCTTCATTAATAGTTTTTATTTTTATTGTTGCTCCTATTTTAGAATTTATATCGCAATATTTCTTCACTGCAAATACTTTTACGACTTGACTGTCGTCAGCAAATGCTGATCCAGTAAGCCCATCAAGTAACCCTCGTAACAGTTTATCAATATCACCTTTTAATCTGTTTGTAACATAAGTCGGAGCATCTTGCTTTAATATATTTTCTTTGTCATAGTGAAGCTTCGGACGTTTAAAGTAAAACGTAACTTCTATTGAAACTGGTTCTTCAATAATCCCGTCAACACAACACAATTTCGCCATAACACCGACCTGATCCCGCCATGAATTTAAGCGTTTACAGGTGTCAATCATCATTGGTTGCCCCTTCTTGTTTTTGCCAACAAATTTTTTACTGCCCTGTGGTGCAGCTTCAATATCTTTGATCGTTATTATATATTCCATAAAATGAGTTTTATTCCAGAAAATACACCCTTTATAGCACTTCCGTCATCCTTAAAAGGAAAAATAACACCTTATCAACTTATGGTCCTTTGGGTCCTTCAAAGTTATTATCCAAATATTTGGCCTAGCTATGCCACAATTGCCAAGGATGCAAATATGTCTAGATCAACAGTAATTAGGACTGTTAACGAATTAGTTAAATTAGAGCTATTGCAAAAGCAATACAGGATAGATGAACATAATCAAAAGACTAATTGCTATAGAGTTAATATTTGGAGTCAGTGCAAAGCATTGCCTATTCCAGACCCATCATTTCAAGCAGGGTATCTCACAGGAACTGGGGTAGTGTCAGAGAGAAATGGGGGTGGTGTCACAGAGACACTAAGGCAGTGTCAGAGAAATACTGGGGGGGTGTCAGAAATACACCCTAAGAAAAACAATATAACTAAAACAAATAACTATAAAAATAAAAGCTTTGAACCTTTTTGGAAAATATATTTAGAAATACCAAAAGACATGAGAACTATATCTTTGTCGAAAAAGCTTGCATATAACGAATTTATGAAATTAGATACAAAGACAAGGGATAAACTTAAGAGCTGCCTTGAAGCCGATATAAGGGCCAGAAGAAAGTCACTTAAGGCTGATAAGTTCACCCCTTTATTTCCTGATGCCCACCGTTGGATTAAGAATGGTCAATTTGAACAATATTTATTGACAGCTACAAGAAAAGCACCTACATTTAGAAAACCCAAAAACACCCCTTTTTAAACACCAAATGAAAAACTATAAAAGACGACCTATTGACAGGGAAATTACTTTTAAAGCACCACAATATGAGTGTTATGCCTGCAATGATTCAGGAATTATTCACAATTCTGATGGGCTAATCAATCAACATTTTCCTGATTATGATAAAGATGATTCAGGAAAGCACTGCGGTGGGCATGATTTAGCTCTCATTTGTTATTGCTCTGCAGCTAACGCTACTTATGATGAAGATAATCAATTAGTCTGTAAAGGTTATAGAAACGAAAATGGAGTAATTAGAAATTTTGTTGGTGTGGATATTGATATCAATGTTGTTCGTGAAATACACAATATGAGAAAAGAAGGCTGGTCTAAAACTGCCAAATTTATGAATAAAGTAATGCGCCAAAACAACAAAGAACCAAACAAAAACCTTATCAATTGTTCACCTGAAATACAGGAAGTCAAAGACAAACTTGCAAACTTTACTATGAAATCATTATGAAACTTGACGCGGAATCATCTTTACCACTTGATGCCTTGAAAGGTGCTTATGTATATAAATACGTAAAAGTGGATGGAGTAGAAAAAGAAGTTCAATACCGTATTTATAATTTTTCTATTGAATTTAGTCCCATGTATGAAAACCCTGAAAATGAGTGGGAGTGGACTGGATATGAATTTAGTGAAGTCAGTGTTCAGTTAATACCTTTTGAAAATGGAAAATGGAATAAAGATACAATGATTGGCAAACAGTTAAAAGACCTTAAAGATTACACAATTCAATTACACAGTGGTCATCCAAAAAGCTGGGAATGGACGTAAAGGAAAAAATTCAAGCAGCGCAAGCAAGGATTCTTGAATTAAAAGCACTTATTAAACACTGGGAAAAACAAGAAAAATCGACAAAAACCAGCAATTCAAGCTACATTTAAAATAATTAAAACCATAATTCTATAGTGGCTAACGGCAGAACTAGCAAGAATGAGCATGAGTTTAGAGTCAACAAAGTGGCTAACCTTTTGTCTGTCGGCACTGTTAGATCAGAGATAAGTCAATTTGCATCAACTGAGTGGGGTGTGGCTCAAAGGACTATAGATAGATATATTCAGGAAGCAACAGCAATTTTAAAGCAAGACTTTGATATTGACAGACGACAATTTACGGCTGAAGTTTTAGCTCAATACGCATCACTGGCAAAAGAGGCTAGAAAATCAGGGCAGTTAACAGTTGCTTTAGGCTGTATAAACTCAATGGCTAAGGTCGGTCAGGTGATGTCTTGAGCATACTTTCCAGAGAAGGCTCTGTATTAGATCATATAGGTAGCCATTACACTGAAATAGATACACAAGAGTTAATAACAAGGATTAGAAATGACTTGCACCCTCAGCAACAGTTGTTTTTTGACAATAAAAAAGAAATTGTAGGATTATCTGCTGGTTATGGTGCAGGAAAGACTAGATCTCTTTGTGCTATGGCTCTAAAGTTAGCTGCACAGAACATAGGATTTATTGGTGCAATTCTTGAACCGACTAATGTTTTAATTCGTGATATATGGCAAACAGATTTTGAGCAGTTCCTTGAACACTATGAAATTCCTTACACATTCAGAGCATCACCACTTCCAGACTATACTTTGCATTTCCAAGAAGGAGACTCAAAGCTCCTTTGTAGGTCATTTGAGAACTATACCAGAATCATAGGTCTAAATTTATCTCACGTTTTGGTAGATGAAATAGATACTGTTTCACCAGCTATTTGTGATAAAGCTTTCCCAAAAATATTAGGACGATTAAGAGCTGGTAATGTTAGACAGTTTTGTGCAGCTAGTACACCAGAGGGATTCAGATGGTTATACAACACCTTTGGTACAGATGAAGCAAAAGAAAGGACTGATAGGCAGCTTATAAAGATGAGGACAAAGGATAATAAATTTTTGCCTGATGACTTCATTGAGCGCATGCAAGCCAATTATGACCCATCAATGCTGGCAGCTTATCTTAATGGAGAATTTGTAAATCTAACTACAGGAATTGTCTATTCTAGATTTTCTAGAGAAAAAAATATTATTAATGTTATGCCTAATATCGGATCAGAACCTCTTCGCGTGGGAATAGATTTTAATATTGGCAACATGAATTGTGTAATAGGTATTATTCAAGATGAAAAATTGTTAATATTTGATGAGATTAGCGGGAGTCACGATACAGATTCTATTGCCCAGACTATACAGGCCAGATATCCTATGAATAAGATTTATGTCTACCCAGACGCAAGCGGAGGTAACAGAAGCACAAATGCCAGTCAAACAGATATACAAATTTTACAGGGATATGGTTTTAGCAATCAAAGCCCCCGCAGCAACCCGCCAGTCAGAGATAGGGTCGCTTCCGTACAGGCTCTGTTATGTAATGGGAAAGGACAGGTACGTCTACAAATTCATGCCAGTTGCAGAAAGTTAATAGAATCCTTGGAACTTCAGTCATACAACGAAAAGGGAGAACCTTGCAAGGATTCAGGATACGATCATATGGCCGACAGTTTAGGTTATTTGATTTGGAGAGAGTTTAATCCATTGTTTGCTAGGTCAGGCAAAGCTTCAGGAATTAGAATATATTAAGATCATGCTAGTATTGAGGCCAAAAACGTGTACAGTTCCCTAAATATTTACGACCAACAATTAACTATAAAAGCTAGAACTGTAGACTCACCAAATGCAGCCTATCAGCGCATGGCAATATTTTGGCCCTTAATAGAAGATTTATTAGAAGGCTCTTACAAAATAAAGCAAGAACATAGAAAATATTTATTTCCAGAACCAAGAGAAAGTACAGAAAGTTATGACTCAAGATTAAATAGGAGTGCTGTTGTACCGTATTTTCAAAGAATTGAAAAAATGTTGGCTGGTATGCTAACTAGAAAATCAGTAAGACTTGATGATGTATCTGATTTAGTAACAACTCAGCTCTTCGATGTTGACTTGGAGGGAAATGATTTAAATGTGTGGTTATACAATACGGCAAGAATAGCCATAGCATTTGGTCATGTAGGAGTTTTAGTTGATGCTCCCAGAGATGCCGAAAAAGCTAGACCTTATTGGGTAACATACAAACCAAGCGATATATTGGGATGGAGGACAGAAATTATAGATGGCACTAGAGAACTCACACAAGTGCGATTGTTGGAAAATGTTGTAGAGCCTGATGGTAAATATGGAGAAAAAACTATTACGCAAATAAGAGTTTTAGAGCGTGGAAGATATGAACTGCATAGAAGAGATGAAAAAAAAAGTGAATTTAAATTATATGAAGAGGGAGAAACTAGCTTAAAAGATAGAATACCTTTTTCAGTTGCTTATTCCAACAGGACTGGATTTTTTGAGAGTCGAAGTCCTTTGTATGACATAGCAGAGTTAAATCTTAAACACTATCAAATGAACTCTGATCTGGATAATATTTTGCACATAAGTGCAGTACCTAATTTAGTAGTTTATGGTTATCCAAATGCTGATGAGATAACTACAGGCCCTAATGAAGCTTTATCTTTACCTCCAGAATCAAGAATGGAATATGTTGCACCATCATCAGACAGTTACGAAGCTATTTTCAGGAGGCTAGATGATTTAAAAGAGCAAATTAATACTTTGTCATTAGCTGCTGTACTTGGTCAAAAACTTGTTGGAGAAAGTGCAGAAGCAAAAAGAATAGATAGATCACAGAATGACAGCACTCTTATGGTATTAGCTCAACAGATGCAAGATTTAATAGATAACTGTTTGCAGTTTCATAGTGAATATCTAAATGAACCCAAGGCTGGTACTTGCGCTGTAAATAGAGATTTTGTTTCTGCTAGGTTAGATCCACAAGAGATAACTGCTTACTTACAGTTGTTTAATTCTGGAAGTATTACACATGAGACTTTGTTGACACGTTTAAATGAAGGGGAAATTCTTGGGGATGATTTTTCAGTAGAGGAAGAATTAGAAAACCTTCAGAATGGTGGTCTTAAGGAAGTAAATATTCCAGAGTTACCAAATGAAGAACCAGCAGATATAGAAGATGACGAAGATGACGAAGAAGAGGACGTATGATAAATGAGTATCCCAGAAGCATTTTTCAGAGAAACTATTGATTTAAACAGATATAGTAATGCTGTAGCAAAGGATTTTGTAAAAACTTATAATGACGTTATTTTACTTGCTGCAAGAAAGCTTAAAGAAATAAATATTAGACAAGCACAAGCTGGGGCAGGGGTTGTTGTTGCACCACAGACAAGAAAAAGATTAAGGGCAATAATTCAACAGTCAAAGATAAGTTTAGATATGTGGGAAAGAGAAACTTCAAAAAGAATGATTAAAGAGATTGAGGGTTTAGCAAAAGTACAAGCTGGATTTATAGAAAACGAATTAAAAAAAGTTGTAAAATCTGGTAATGTTCCAATAAATTCTGTTGCTGTAAGTAGGAAATATGCAGAGTCTTTTGTAAAAACAGATCCAACTCAAGTCAATATTTTTACCAGTAAAGAATTTACAGAAGATGATTTCAAAAGATTTGGTTCTGGTAAGTTTGAACTTACCGCAAGACAAGGAGCAATGCAGACTTTACCTAATGGGCAAACAGTAGAGAAAGCATTTAGAGGGATAGCAGAAAGGCAGAAAGATGCTTTAGCAAGACATATCAGGCAAGGGGTATTTAGTGGAGAATCAACAGCAGAGATAGCAAGACGTATGGTTGGCAGACTTGAATTTGGGCAGAAAGGAAGTGTAAGACAGATTGCAGCCGCAGGGGGAGAACTTACGAAACTTGCAAATTATCAGGTGCAAACAATAGTCAGAACATCTGTTAATCAAGTACAAAATCAGGCATCACAGGCTGTTTATGCAGCAAATAGTAAGGTAGCTCCCAAATACGAATATGTTGCAACTTTGGACAGTAGAACCAGCCCAATTTGTAGAAGGCTTGATGGACAAAAGTTTGCATATAACAAAGGCCCGACACCACCACAGCATTTTAATTGTCGATCTACTACTGTTCCTGTTGTTGACTATGAGGGATTAAGTAAAAGAAAAGGATTTGAAGATCTAACACCGCCACCAAAAGGCAAAGTTGTCACTAGACCCACAGGAGAAGGAACTGGCAGAGTACCACAGGGAACATCTTATGGTGATTGGTTATTGAAGCAAGATAAAAAGCTACAGATTAAAACTTTAGGCAATGAAGGCAAGGTAAATTATTTTAAAAGGTTGGCAAAGAAAGAAGGATCAGGACAGAAGGCGATTAGAAAACTTGTAAGGGAAGATGGCAGCGAGAGAAGTCTTACGGACTTGCAAAGGCTATATGGCAAGCCTAGTGATATAACAATCAAGATACCAAAACCCAAGCCAGTTACTAAGCCAACAATTACTATCACTAATCAAGATAAGCTTGAGGAAACACTAAAGGCTGCGAGGGCTGCTGAAAGAAAAGCAAAGGCAGAACTTAAGATTCTTAAAGACAGAGATCCAACAAAACCAACTATTGCTCAGTTATCAGGTATATCACCAAAAGCAAAAATACAACCTAAAGATGTCAATGCAACATTTGATTTGATGGATCAGATGGAAGGTCTTGCAGGGGAGAACGCTAGGAAACTAAGAAGGTTTACAGAGCAAAGAGAGGTTTTCTGTTCATTTACCTCTGGTGGTGAAACAAGAGGAAACTTTAGAAAAGTTGCAGAAAATCTAAAATTCTTGAAAGAAAATCAACAGCTTAGAAAGAGTTTGCAAATGGCACAAGATAGAGGTCTTACTAATGTCAAAGATGGTTTTGGTATAGATCCCTTGACTGGTGGATCAATGTTTAAAAACAAACAAAGAACTGCCTCAATGCTTGGAAAGATAGATGAATTAAAAGATGGTTTAGATAATATGACAGGCTATGGAGCTAACTTGTTTGAAAGATACTTTACTTTAGGCAAATCTAAGAGTGATGTTGGCGGCTTTACTATGCAAGGTGCGAATCATATTAATGTAAGGCTACGACCAACACATAAAAAAATTAAAAATCTTACAAAAGTTAGAGAATCCGTCAAACAAAGCATACTAGAATCTGCAAAAGGCACACCACAAGGAAACGTTGATTCTAAACTATATAAATTAAGGCTCAGTAATGCAAAAAATCCTTTAGATAGAAGATTAAAATTACATACAGAGGAATCTTGGCTTACAACTTGGGTGCATGAAATGGGTCATCAAGTGCATTTTGCTGCTGGTAGAACTGCTATGACTGGCACTCAATGGATTCCAAGTAGGTATGGTGGAAGCAACTTTATGGAACAGTTTGCAGAGACTTTTGTGCAATATGTATTTGATCCTGTAGAATTAAAGAAAGCATCACCTAATGCTTACAAGTGGGTGGAGGAGACTCTGGCTGCTGCTTTAGATGCTCCAATTTAACCATGAGTTACGATACAGTCATTAAACTTATAAGCCAGTTCCCTAAGAACAAAGATGTTCCTAGACTTATCAAGCTGGAATATAATAAAGCTAAAGGCATGGAAAAAGTAGATATTGGAAGAGCTATCGAAGCTTTAATGGTTGCTGCTAATACTGAAAAAGATTTTGAGTTAATAGAAAAGCATTTATCCTAATGCCACTAAAAAAAGGAAAGTCACAAAAAGCCATTAGCGCAAATATTAAGCTGTTAATGAAAGAAGGTAAAACTTTAAAACAAGCACAAGCAATAGCATTATCAAGTGCTAAAAAACGCAAAAGGAAGTAATATGGGATCAGTTACATATCTCACGAGGGTCAAATTATGTACGGAACTCCCAAAAAAACAAAAAAAGTAAAACTAAAAAAAGTTAAAAAGAAGTGAAAAAAAGAAAGTTTAGAAAAGTAGCAAAGGATAAAACAACTGGTGTTGCTAAGAAATATCTTAGTGGTGCTAAAAATAAAAGTGCAAAAGCAGCGGAGATAAAACGAACATCCGCAGCATATAAGAGAGGAGAGTTTATAGATATTAAGGCTGTATCAAAATCACGAACTAATCAAGATGGCTCCAAGAAAAAGAAAAAGCGCAAAAAAAGCTCCGCCCGCTAGTCCTTTAAGTGCCACTACTGTGAAAACACTTAAAGCCAAAGCCAAAAAATCAAAATTCACTTTAACTCAGCTGAAGGCTGTTTATAGAAGAGGTCAGGGGGCATACTTGTCTGGTGGATCAAGAAATGTCGCTATGGGTGCATGGGCTATGGGCAGAGTCAATAGTTTCATAACTGGTGATGGTGGAGCTAGAAAAGCTGACTCTGATTTATTGAGCAAGAGGAAAAAGAAAAAATGAAACTAACAATTAGACAAAAGAACACTCTTAAAAAACATCAGCAAACGCATGGTCATACAAAGGCCCATATGGAGTATATGAAACGTAAGATGAGAGAAGGAATGTCATTTACAGAGGCGCATAGATTAGCTATGAGAAAGAAAGGAAAATGAGTGATCCCAGACTTAAAAGATTTGGATTATCTGGTTTTAATAAACCTAAAAGAACTCCTTCACATCCGACAAAATCACATGTTGTCTTGGCAAAAGTAGGCGATAAGGTCAAACTAATTCGCTTTGGCATGCAAGGAGCGAAGAATAAACCACCAAGAAAGGGAGAATCTGAAGCAGATAAGGCAAAACGCAAAAGTTTTAAGGCTAGACACGCTAAAAATATTAAAAAGGGCAAAATGTCAGCAGCATATTGGGCTAATGTTGAGAAATGGAGCTAACATTGTGAATAATTGTTAATTAAATTATGGCAGAAGAACCAATTAAACCAAATCCCTCACCTCAAGAAGTCGAAGCTTTAAAAGAAAGCGTTAGAAAGTTGGAGGCTAATAACAAAGCATTGATGGAGCAATATGGAAAGGCAATGGATAAAGCAAAAGCAATTCCTGATGATGTAGATGTCAACGCTTTAATTGCATTTAAACAACAGAAAGAACAAGAAGAGCTTGAAGCTAAAGGAAGATACGAAGAAGCTATTGCAAAACAAGCGCAGCAATTTCGAGAGGCAGAAGCAATGCAAAAGCAACAAATTGAAAAATTAATGGCAGAGAAAAGACAATTAGAAATTGAGGCTCCAGCTGTTACAGCTTTGGCTGATGTGGTGCATGATCCTAAATATGCTCTTAGTCAAATAAATAGAGAACAATTAGAAAGAGAGGCTGATGGAACAGTTGTAGTTGTAGATGGATATAACAGAACTCCTGTTAAGGAGTGGGCATTGTCTAATATTCCTACATGGGCGCAAAAATACCCAAGACCTCAAGGCAGTGGAGCTACTACTTCAAGAGTGCAAACAGAATATCTTAAGGCTGGTGAAAAGAATCCTTTTGCTCAAGAAAGTTTTAACCTTACTGAGCAAGGCAGACTGGCAAAATATAATGTAGAAAAATTTAATATGCTCAAAAATGCAGTTAAGGGTTAATATAGAAACATCTACTGTGCGGTAGTAGGGTGTGCGCCCGAAAGAAAAAAATAATTTTTTAAATAAATGGCTACAGTCCGTAGTGATTTAATTGTTCCAGAAGTTTTCTCGCCCTACTTAGTAGAGGCCACTACTCAAACAGATTCTTTTCTGCAAAGTGGTGTTGTGCAACCTTTGGCTGAATTAAATCTTTCTGCTGATAGGGGGGGCGATTTTGTTCGCATACCTTTTTATAAGGCAAATTTATCTGGTGATTTTGAAGTTCTTACAGATTCAACTTCATTAACACCTTCAAAAATTTCAGCTGATAATCAAATAGCAGCTGTTCTTCATAGAGGTAGAGCTTTCAGCTCGCGTGATTTAGCTGCATTAGCAGTTGGTAACAGTACTGATCCAATGGCTGCTATTGCTCAAAAGACTGCAGCATACATCAATAATCAAAAACAAAAAGATTTGTATGCTTGTTTAACTGGTGCTTTTGGTTCATTAAATAACAACGATAGTAATTCAGCATTGTTTGAATTAACTATTGATAGTGAAAATGGTGATACACCTACTGCATTAGCTCCTAGACACGTTGCAAAGGCTCAGTCTTTATTAGGTGATCAAGGTTCTAAGCTTACATCAATCGCAATGCACAGTAAGTGCTACTACGATTTGGTAGAAAGAAATGCAGTTGATTTTGTTGCTGCTACTGATATTAATGGCGGTGGTGCTACTGCTTCAGGTGGAACAATTCAAGGGGCCTTTGAAAATCCGAATTTTGGTCAATTCATGGGACTCAATGTAATAGTTTCAGATGATATTCCAACTGCAGGGACTGGAGCTTCCACTGAGTACAGCGTGTTTATGTTCTCTCAAGGATCTGTCGTAACTGGCGAACAGGCTCCAATAAGGACACAAACTGATAGAGATATTCTTGCTTTAGAAGAAGCAATGGCAATTGATTTGCATTATATTTATCACCCTGTAGGGCTTAAATATAACGTAACTACAGTTAATCCAACAAGATCAGTTCTTGAAACAGTAGGCTCTTGGTCGAAAGTTTACGAAACAAAAAATATAGGGATTGTACGCGCTACCGTTGTCTCAAACAACGATTAACCGAAAACCCTTGCTATAACTAGGATTTTTAAATTATGGCTACTCTTTTTGAGTTACAAAATCCAGCTTTCGGTCAATTAACTAAAACTAAAGTTATAAAGACTGAAAATGGAGCGCACACATTAACAACTGCTGAAATGATTGAAGGCATTGTTGATGGAACTCCAACAGGAAACAGAGCAATAACAACACCTACCGCAGCAGCTTTAATATCTGCTTTAGGTACTCAAGGTGGGGTGGGTCAAACTTTTGAATTAACGATTGTCAACAAGGCAACCTCAACTCATAAGTTTACTTTGACTGCTGGTTCTGGAGTCACTATTGTTGGTGATGCTGATGTTGCAGCTGCTAGTTCTGGTACTTTCTTAGTGAGAGTAACAAGTTCTACTGCTGTAAGTGCATTTAGAAAATAAATGAGCATCGCAACTTTTAGGCGATTTAGAGAACGTGAGGCTGCTAAAAAAGTGGCCTCTATTTCTAATGTAAAAAAAACACCGTCAAAAAATAAAAAATCTGTTCATTCAGCAATGAAACAGCAAGCTAAAAAATTAAAGTAATGGCAATTTCCATAGTAGCTACAGTAGGGAGTGCTTCAGCTAACAGCTATGTCACATTAGACCAAGCACAAGCCTTTATTGATGGGCTAACTGAATCTGATGATGTTGTAGCGTGGGGGACAAGTACTACGGACCAAAGAAACAGAGCTTTATTTACAAGCACTCAGAGAATTGATCGTGAAAACTTTCAAGGGTCTAGGGTAAATAAAACACAAGCTTTGCAGTGGCCCAGAAGCGGGGTTCGTGTACCTGATCAGCACAATCATTTATATTCAATAAGTTTTCCCTATAGAATTATTGATGATTATTATACAGATACTGAGATTCCAGAAAGAGTAAAGCATGCTCAGATTCATCTTGCAGTTTATTTAAATAACAACAAAGACGGTTTAGGATTAAGTGGTTTAGAAGATTTTCAATCGTTAAGTCTTGGTGATATAAATATAACTCCTAACTTTTATGGCAGAACTGGTGTTGATCGTATCCCTCCGATTGTGGATCAATATCTAAATGGTATTAGAATAGGGGGGTCAGCAAATTTACCAATTAAGAGGTCTTAAAATGGCATATGAATATCCAGCAGCTACTATCATCAATGACACAAGCACTGTTTCAGGTAGATTCGGAAAAGTTGTAGCATTAAATGATACTGTAATAGCAACACTTGTCGCTGAAAATATAGATGGAGATTTGACGGCTTTAAATCTTGATGCAACAGGTGAAATATGCGGGATTATTACTAGTATTACTTTGACTAGCGGAACTGTTATTGCTTATAGATTATGAGCATAGCAAAAGGAGCCATAAGAGGTATTTCTGCTGCAATGAAAGCAGCGGGTGGGGCTATCATTTACCGAAGAGTAACTACAGGCATATATAATTCTGTTAACGGAAGTGTTAGTGAAGTAAAGACAGATATTGCTTTAAAAGGGATTGTTAGTAATGTTTCAAAATCAGAAGTAAGTGATTTAATATCTGCACAAGATAAAAGAGTAAGGATATCTGCTGGTGATATAGATTTTACTCCTACAACTTTTGATAGGGTAGTTATTAATAATATTGAATATAAGATTATTCAAATTAATACCACTGAGCAAGATAATACAAACATAGCTTTTAATCTTTTTCTTAAGTAATTATGACTAGACAGATAAAAATTACTGAGATTCCTGATGTTATGGAAGATGCTGTTACATTTCTTGTCGCAGCTACTACGGCTGAATGGACCGCAAGAGTTAAAAAGGCTACACCAGTAAGAGTTGTTTATAAAGGCGAACCAAAAGGAGGAAGCGATTTAAGAAGAGCATGGCAAACAGATATCAAACCAACAAAAGGATTAATTAGCAATAATTTACCTTATGCAGAGCCTGTCTGTTATGGAACTAACTTACCACCATCATGGAACAACCAATATAGAACGAGGCAAGATACTGTCGCTGGATTTCCTGAATTAATAGGAAAAGAATTACAGCAATGGGCTTTAGATGAGTATGAGAAAATAAAAAGAAAATTGTAAAATGACTGCTATCAATCTAAATACAGTTAGAGGAACTATTGAAAAACGTCTTGTTGATGAATTTCGTAATGGGCCTGTCATCCCTCTAGTTTTTAATAACGTGCCATTTGATGATTCAATAAATGACGAATATATTCAATGTGTTACTAACTTTGGAACAAATCAATATTTAACTCAGCAAACCACAGGAAGCGCAACAAATTTAATTGTAGGTCTTATAACACTTGATATCTTTACAAATCAGGGCATAGGAGCAGGATCAAATTTTGTAATTGCAAATAGAATAAGAAATTTATTCAACAGAATTACAGTTAAAAGTGTTCGCTTTGATCCTCCTATAGGGCCAGAAATATTTCAATCAGGAATTGAAGGGAAGTTTCAAACTCAAATGAGAGTATCATTTGAAATATATGAAACGATTTAATTAAATGGAATTTACAGAAGAAATGCTAGATGCAATCGAAGCTGTAAAAGGTTCTAGAGATCCAGTTAAGTGGGATCCTAGATGCAGAGCATATATGCGTGAACAGCAAAAAATTAAAAAAGATGTAAAAACTACCAAAAAAGGTTAATATAAACGTAGATATTTATTTTTGATATGGCTGCTCTTAAAGGTGATGGCGGAAAAGTGCAATTTGACAAAGATGGCGGTACTCTTGCGTTAATAACTGGTACTAAATCATGGTCATTATCAATTGCTAAGGACACTATTGAAACTACAGTTCAAGGTAATGCTTCAAAAAGTTTTGTTGGTGGTTTGATTTCTGGTGAAGGTACGGCTACTTTGATTTATGACAATGCGGGAAACACTGCTTACTTATCTTTTATTGAGGATGTTTTAACTTCAGATGATAATGCTAATGCAAAATTTGAACTTTATCCTGATAAAGATGCAGCTAAAAAGTTAGAATTTGATGGAATTATTACAGGTGGTGAATTTGGAGCAGAATTAGGATCACTCCAAGAAGTAAATATAACCTTTATTACATCTGGAAATATAGTATCAAGCCTCTAAAGTAAAAATATATCTTATATAACCTATGGCAGGACAAAGAACTCTAGACATTCTTAAGAACTCTTTTGATCTTAGTAAAAGAAGAAAATTTGACGTAAAAGACAATGATGGAAATGTTGTTGTCAGCTTATACTTCAAGGCCATAACAAGGGCAGATAGAGCTAGAGCAACACAAAGGGCGGGCAGTGATGATCCATTGCTTGTTTCTACCCACATGCTTTGTCAATTAGCAGAAAATGAAGATGGGACGAAAGCTTTTGACCCAGCAGAGGTGGTAAATTTACAAAACGATTTACCAGAAAATGTTCTTAATGAAATAGAGCTTTTCTTGTTCGGTTTAAATAAAGATGCAACAATTGAAAACGCAAAGGAATCTTAAAGGGGGACAACTGGCTAAACTTTGAGTTTTTCCTAGCAACAGAATTAAGTAAGACAGTAAGTGAGTTAAGACAACAATTAACTGAAGAAGAGATGATTTTTTTTGCTGGATATTATGAGTTAAAATATGATAGAGAAAAGAAACAGGCAGATGCTATTAGAAGAAAATCAAAGTATAGTTAAAGGAGTTGTTGTTTAGTCGTGGCAGTTTCAAACGTAGAATTAAGAGTTGGAGCCACCCAAGCAATTACAGCATTAAAGAATGTAAATACTCAGGCGCAAAAATTTAATCAGACTGTAAACGGAACAAATAGCAAGTTAAAAGATGCTAATAAAACTTTACCAATAGTTTCCAAAAACTTTTTTGGTAGTGGCGCAGCAGCAAAAGGGGCAGCATTAAGTTTTAGAAGTGCTGGAGCTGCATTAGCTACAGCTTTAGGGCCACTTACTGCGGGACTTACTCTAGTTGCTGCACTTACAAAAACATTTCAGAACTTATCGGCTCAAGACTTTGCCATAGCAAGGGTAAGGACTCTTGGAGTAAATGTTGAAGCTCTTAGACCACAACTTGCAAGCTTATCAAATGAGCTTAGTGGTCAAGTATCACAGCTTTCATTATTAGAGGCATCTTATGATTTAGCATCTGCTGGTTTTGCTGAAACTGCTGAAATTACAAATATTTTAAAAGCAGCCCAGTTAGGTGCTACTGGTGGATTTTCTGATTTGCAAACTGTTACTGATGCAACAACATCTGTTTTAAATGCTTATGGCTTAGAGGCTGATAAAGCTGGAAAAATAGTTGACGGATTCGCACAGACACAGGCTGATGGTAAAATTGTTGTAGATCAATATGCACAGCAGATAGGTCGTATTGCACCGATAGCCGCTGGTGCTGGTGTGAGTATAGATGAATTAAATGCTGCGATTTCTGCTGTTACTGCAACTGGTGTTCCTGTTGAATCTACCTTTGCTGGACTCAGACAAGTTATTGCTTCAATACAAAAGCCCACTGGTGAAGCGTCTAAAGTAGCAGAAAAACTTGGTATTGATTTCAGTGCTGCTGCATTAAAGTCAAAAGGATTCAGCGGAGTTTTAGAAGATATTGTTGCAAATGGTGGAGCGAGTGCAGACAACTTATCTAAATTATTTGGAAGTGTGGAGGCTCTTACCGCAATACAGCCTTTATTAAATGATGAATTAGTCAAGTTTAATGAGGCTCTTGAAAACCAAGCTAATGCACAAGGTAGGGCTGCCCAAGACGCTTTTACAGCAACTAATACAATTCAGGGTCAACTGACAAGATTAAGCTCTGCATTTACTAATATAACGACAGAAGGTTCTGAATTTGGAATAGTTATAAGAGAAGTTTTAAAAGTAACTGCTGTCACTGTTGAAGCTTTAGGAGTTGCTATTAAGGCTCTTTTTACACCTACTAGACAGCTTTTTGCTTTGATTGGTCAGATAGGAACAGTAATAACTGATGCAATAGGAATTGATGCAACAAAAACTTTATTTAATTTAGAGCAAGGGTGGATACGAATAAAAGAAGCGGTTTCAGAGAGTTCAGAACAAGCTGTCTTTTTTGCTCAGGTTGTTGGTGGTGTAATAGGTAAAATAGTTGTTGCAATTGCTAAAACTGCAACTGGTGTAAGGGATACAATCACTGGTTTAGTAGATGGTGTCGTTACTTTTATTAGAGACAAAATAAACCAGCTAATTGAAAATATTCCAGAACCTATAAAAAAATTATTAGGGGGGCTTGAAATACCAAAACTTGATTTAGATGTAAAAATACCAAAATTGCAAAATGCTTTTAAAGGTTTAAAAGAAAAAGTCGATGAATTAAAAAATGGGATTATTGAATTTAGTGGAGTTGAAAAGCAAATAACTGAAGAAAATAATAAACAAGTTGATGCAAAAAATAAAATTGTAGAAACTAATGGAAAAATAAAAACTTCTGTTGATGAGATTACAGACGCAGAAAAAAAAGCTAAGGAGGAAGCAGATAAATTAAAAGATAAATTTGCGAAAATAGGTGAGGATATTGAAAAAGGTATTGTTCAAAATCTTACAGACGCGGTAGATGGTACAAAAACACTTGCAGATGCAGCAATAAGCACACTGAACAAGTTAAAACGAAAGTTGATTGAAGTAGCTATTGAAAAGGCTGTAGCTGGTATTGGAGGTCCGATTGGTAGCTTTTTGGGTAAAGTTTTTGGCGGTTTCAGAGCGTCAGGAGGTCCAGTAGCAGCTAATAAATCTTTTATCGTGGGCGAAAAAGGACCAGAAATTTTAACATTAGGTAATAGAGGTGGATTTATTACACCAAATAACAAAATTGGTGGAGCAGGAACGACTAATAATATTGTGGTAAACGTAGATGCTGGCGGGACCTCAGTACAAGGTGACGGATCTAGCGCAGACGCACTTGGACAACTTATTGGAGTTATAGTACAAAGAACATTAATAGAAGAATCACGAAGTGGAGGTCTTTTAAATAGATAATGGCAACATTTCCTTCAATACAGCCAACATACGGCACAAGAAAAAACAGTACTCCTAATGTAAGAGTTACGAAACTGGGTGATGGATACGAGTTCCGCGCCTTGTTCGGCTTGCCACAAAATCAAGATCCCAAAATATACGATTTAAGTTTTAATGTCACAGAGGTCGAAGCAGACGTAATAGAAGCCTTTCTAAGGAGCCGTGTAGCAGATCAGGCTAGCTTTACATTTACACCACCAGCTGAGGGATTCAGCAACAAAGGAGGAACATTTATTCAATCAAATGGAGCTGGTGCTACAGGAAAAATTGTTACCGTATCTTGTGCAAACCATGGAGTAGCGATTGGCGATACAATTTCTGTTACTGCAAACAGTGGAGGTCTAGCTAACGGTGATTATGTCGTAAGTGCTGCTGCGAATCAAAACACATTTACTATAAATTCTGCTGCAAACGCACATGTCACAAGCCAAACTTCTATAACATTTGATTTATCTGGAGCTGGGAAATTTGTGTGTGAACAGTGGTCGAAATCTATTCCATTTAGGAACAGAGCTGTAATTAACTGTAGTTTTAGAGAAGTTTTTGAACCATGACTACAAATCCTATATCTGACTTACAAAAACTAACTAATAAATCAATTATAGAACTTTTTTCTATTGAGTTAAAGCCTGATATCCATTACACAAAAAAATCATTTGATACAACTTACCAACAATCAGCAGAAACAATTACTGTAGCTTTAGCGACTGCATTTCTTGAACTTTCTGTGGGGGATCTGATTAATCTAGAATTTTCTGTAGCGGCAGAAGCTCCTACAGCTCCTGTGGCAATTAGCGGTATATATACCGTAGATACAGTTACATCAAGTAATTTCACTGTCAAAGCATTGAACACTCTAGCTACTGCGGGTAAAGTAAAAGGAGTCGTCAACGCGAAAATAACAAACTCACAGAGACAACCAACAATTTTTTTATTTCACAGCGGTATAAATATCAAGGATAAATCAAACATAATCTGGCAAAATAATAAATATACTAGGATGCCGTGTGAAGCGAGTGGTTTCAAATATTCTGGTAAAGGGACACTGCCTAGACCTACGATTACATTCTCTAATCTTCTAGGTAGTATTAGTTCAATACTTGCAGATACAAATTTAATTACACCTTTTATTGATATGCAAACTGCAAAAGTAACTAGAATTAGAACTTTAGCAAAATTTCTTGATGCAGAAAATTTTCCTTCAAATGTAAATCCATTTGGCACACCTGACCCACTTACAGAGATGCCAAGAGAGGTATATTTTATCGACAAAAAAAGCCTAGAGAATAGAGATGTTGTACAGTTTGAATTAATAAGCAGTTTTGATTTAAGTGGTGTTGGCGCACCAAAAAAACTCGTATCTCGCGCAGACTTTATAGGTGTTGGAACTTTTGTTAATTTTTAATATGACTTGGAAAGAATCTTTCAAAATTTATGCAAAACAAGAGGCACCCTATGAGGCTTGCGGTCTGGTAGCTGTTATTGAAGGTGAAGAAAAATTTTGGCCTTGTAAAAATTTAGCTAAAGAAAAAAAAGATTTTTTTATTCTGGACCCTGACGATTGGATAGAGTGTGAAGATTTAGCAGATGAGATAGTTGGTGTAGTGCATAGTCATCCAGAAATAACAGCAGAACCATCAAGGGCAGACATAGCATCATGTGAGCATATTGGTTTTCCATATTTTATTTATAGTATTGTTCAGGATAGTTGGATTACAGTTGAACCAAAAAATTGGAAAAATTTACAAGCAGGGAGAGCATGAGATGGAATTAAGAAAAATAAAAGTTTATGGTAAGTTGAGAAAATTATTAGGAGAAAATAATTTTGAAGCTGCTGTTAATTCGCCTAAACAAGCCTTTGATTTTTTAAGAGCAAACTTTGAGGAGTTTGATCAACACATGAATCAACAACTATATAAGGTAAAAATGGGAGGACGTGTTGTAACTCAAGATGAAATATCATTTCTAGGTCAAGGGGATATACAAATAGTGCCTGTCGCTGCTGGTTCAGGTTTGTTTGATTTTTTAGGAGATGTTTTTGATTTTATTGTTGATAACGCAATACCATTTGTAACTGCTTTCTTTACAGGAGGTATTAGTCTTCTTGCTACGGTGGCTGGTATAACTCTTGCAACAGATTTATTAAGTAATAATCGACCAGCAAGTAATCAAAGCTCTGTCGGTGATACAGATCCAAATATAAGAGGTTCTTATGCGTTTAACGGCATACAAAATGTCAGCACTAGTGGTGTACCAGTGCCGATTTTATATGGACATGTATTTAGCGGATCAGTTTTAATTAGTGCAGGGGTTGATACTGTTCAGTTAGTAGCACTTATAACTGATGAAGGTACTTATTCAAAACCAAGCGCAGAAATTGCTAAAATATTTATCTCAAACCATGGTTTGAAAAATGGTGAAACTATTGCGCTTGATTGGCTTACAGGACCTATAGCTGGCAGGGGTACTCTAGATACAGGTGGAGAAGGATTTGCTTTTTTTGTAAAAAATGTTACTGCGGATACTTTTGAAGTACCTTTAGGAATGTGGGGTCCACCTTTAGGTACTTTTGGAAATTCATCAGATAATACTGTTAGAATAGTAGATAGAAACCCAGATAGATTCGTCATCTCTAAAGGTAATTTCTGACGGATAAAATTTTATTATTATGCCTAGATTAATTGATGATGAATTATTTGGAGGAAAACCTGATAGCAGAGCAATAGACCCTGATTTAATAAAAGGAGGCTTAAGAAGTAAACAATTTGCAACAGTTATAGATTTGTTAGGATATGGCGAAATTGAAGGCTTAAGGAGCACGTCAAATACAAACCCAACTACGACAGATTCTTTAAATATTGGAAGAGATATTTTTTTAGATAATACACCCTTGGTAAATGCGAATGGAGATCCTAATTTTGAAGATGTAGAAGTTTTCTTTAGGAATGGAACCGATAACCAAGATCCCCTTAGCTCTTTTGATACATTTGGTCCTGACCGAGTAGAGAATACAATACCTGTAGGAGTTGAAGTAACAAAAAATACATCTGTTTCAAGATCAATAACAGGTGTTCAAGATGCAAATAATAATGAATTAATAAAACTTATAAGAGTATCTATACAGATTCCATCTTTGCTGCAATTTACCAAAGAAGGCGATATACGCGGTACGGAAGTAAAAATATCAATAAAAATAACAGAAAATAATGGAACTGAGCATAATCCAGTCAAAGAAGATTCTATAAAAGGTAAATCACAAAATCCTTATGTAAAAGATTATGAAATTGTTTTAGAAAGTAATAATCTTCAATTTCCTTTAACAGTCACAGTTACAAGAAATACAGAGGATAGCACTGATAATAAGTTGGCAAATAAAACTATTTTTTTATCGTTAACAACAATAATTACAGAACCACAAGCTTACAAAGGTTTTGCTTATGTAGCGTTAAGATTTAATGCACAAACTTTCCCATTAGCCTTCCCTAAAAGAATGTATCGGGTTAAGGGTACAAAAATTAAGATTCCTCATAACGGAACTGTAGATTTAGATAATGGAGCTATTACTTACAGTGGTACTTTTAATGGTACTTTTAAAGCTGACAAAGAATGGAGCGCAGATCCAGCGTGGATTCTTTATGATTTATTAACGACGGATAAAGCTTTTGGTGGTCCAGAGGGTGTTATACCTGAAGATTCATTAGATGTGTTTTCTTTTTTCCAAGCATCTAAATATGCAAGTGAAATAATTACAGATCCTATAACAGGTATAGATGAACCAAGATTTAGTTGCAATGTAATTTTAAATACAAGGCAAGATGCATACACTTTGATTAATGATTTGTGTAGCGTTATGAGAGCCACCGCATTTTATAGTGCTGGGTCGCTTGTTATAAATCAAGACAGACCAACGAATACAACTACAAATACATCAACACCAGAATATGTATTTAATAATTCTAATGTAGGAAGAGATGGTTTTACATATAACCAAATAGGAGATAAGACCAAATTTACAGAGGTAGAAGTTTCTTATTTTGATAATGACACACAGACACTAGATTTTGAGTTTGTTGATACAAATAAAATACCAGCGTTATCTGGATATATTGATAAATTTGGCAGAATACGAAAAACCCTTAAAAGTTTTGCTTGTACTTCTAGAGGTCAGGCAAATAGATTAGGTAGATGGTTCTTATATACAAACTTAAAAGAAGTAGAAGTAGTTACTTTTTCAACATCTTTAGAAGCTGGTGTTGTTGTGAGACCATCTATGGTGATTGGTATTGCTGATAGTTTGAAACAAGGAATTAGGATGGGAGGGCGCATTGCTGGTCTTAGTAGTTCTGCAGGCAACTCAGATATTGATGAAATAATTTCAGACGGTGATATACCAGCATTGGCACAGGGACTCAAAACAATACATGTTGTAATGCCTTCTGCTGCAGCTGTTTCTTCTGACTCAGAAAACAAACAAATAACACTGACACGAAATATAGTATCAATATCTGGCAGAAAAATTACACTAGATGCCAAAATCAATCCACAAGGTATTTCCCCAAATATCGGCACAGTTTATTCAATAACCAGCGCAGCCGTACCAATACAGCTCTATCGCGTAGTTGGGATTGAAGAAAATAATGATTTTGAATATAGTATTTCAGCTATAATTCATGATCCCCTTAAGTACGGAGAGATAGAACGACTAGACACACCCCCTGAGCCAAGAACAATAACTACTCTTATCGGTCAAGTTTCATCTCCAAAAAATGCTACTGTCACAGAGGAGATAGTTTCGTTACGAGATCGAGCAGTATCCAGATTAACAGTAGCTTGGGAGCCAGTAATAGGAGTAAGTGAATATTTACTGGAGTATCAGTTTAGTGATCCTAAATTAGAAATAGTAGACAATCCAGTAAGTGTAAGAGTGTCAGCACCTACTTTTGAGTTTTACGATGAACTTGCGAGACTTGGTGTATATCAATTTGTTATCAAATCATATAACTCTTTAGGAAGCATAAGTTCAGATTTTACAAAAGTGTTTTTTGCAACTTCTGGAAAAACTGCAAACCCCGCACCAATACAGAATTTAACATTTGAACCAATTGACGAGAGAAATATAAGACTTCGTTTTGATAAGCCTACAGATCCTGACGTGGTGCATGGTGGACGAATTTTGATCAATTATTCTTTTAACTTTCAAGGCAAAGGATTGTTCTCACAATCAAATTTTTTACAAGCAGTCGCTGGAAACTCAACAGAGGCAATAGTGCCACATCCGTGGCAAGGTGAATATATTTTAAAAACTGAAGATGATGGAGGCAGGCAAAGTATTGGAGAGACATCTGTCATAGTTAATCGTCCTGCGCGTCATGCTCTTAAATTGCTAGAAGATAAAGAACACAATACCAATCCTAAGTTTGGCGGTGTGAAAAAAAATTGCGCTTTTAATACGACAAAAAATGGATTAGTTTCAGATTTAGCTGTCACCAGTGGATTTTATGTTTTTTCTTCTGCTTTAGATGTTGGCTCAATACAGCCAGTACGATTAAAAAGCATTTTAAAAACTAGTTCATATTATCCAAGTACTGTATTTAGTACTAGAACTTTAGCTATTGATAAATGGTTTGAATTTGACGGAACTGACGACCAAGCCGTCAACACAAACGCGAAAGTATTAGTCGCAACAACTGATCAGGATCCAAATGCGTCAACTCCTGTAACTTATGGCATGTCAACTGGCCTTACAGAAATTAATAAAACTAATCATGGTTTAAAAGTTGGGGATAATGTTTTTATTACTTTCACGAGTGGTTTTGCCCAAAATAAAAATATTGACCATGATTTTTTAGTTCACAGTTTAGGTTTTAGGTCAAGCACTGGTAAATTTGATGATCCTGATAAATTTGTAGTAGTCACACCACAACCAGAAATCGGTAATATAATTTTTCAGAGTGGTAATGCTAATTTAAGTAATAAATTTACTCCATTCGATGAATTTATCAACGGAGACTTTACTGCAAGAGGTTTTAAATTCAAATGTATTTTTGATATTTCCGATCCTGCTCAATCAATAATTATTGAAGAGCTTGGGTTTTTAGCTGGTCTAGACAGGAGAACAGAATCAAGTATAGAAAATACAACTTCAACTAATGGGAGATTTACTTCAAGCAGTACGACTAGCACTACTGTTACTTTTGAAGAGCCATTTTTTACTGGTGTTAATGGATTAGATGTAGCAGCAAACAGCGCAAAGCCCGCAGTCAGTGTCTCAGTGGAAAATGCACAGGGTGGAGACTTCGTAGAGATAACAAATGTTACAAGTACAAATTTTACAGTGAATATAAAAAACAGAGATTCAAGCGGTAACGACAGTTTAGTTGTGAGAAACTTCAAATATATTGCTTTGGGTTTTGGACGTACATACTAAATAACAAGTAATATAAGGAAAATAAAAAAACAACTATGGCTCAAGATAATACAAACAATTATGTTATTGATGATGTTTCTGGGGCTTTAGTAAGAGCAGCAATCAATACAACTCTGCAAGCTATCGCGACAAACAACTCAGGCGGTACACCCCCAGCAGCTAACGACCATCAATGGTTCGCAAATACGGCCACTAACAAATTAACTTTCAAAGATGCTTCTACAGGTAACAACGCTGTAACAAACTATTTTAATATTGCAAATCTTGATGGAGGGCTTTTTGTTGATGACCCTAGCACTTTTGAGGCTGATGTAATTTTTCAGGGTGATAATGGTAGTTCTAGTTTTCAAATCATTTATGATTCAAGCGCAAACAGTAATAAAGGTGCTTTGATTGCAAAAGATGAAACAAGAATATCGTTAGGCACAGATGAAGATTTTGTTATGACTCATACTTTAGGTTTAAATTTATTAGCATCGCAAACAGACTCACCAGTCCTAATAAGTGGCAAAACATCTAATGCTGCAGCTAACGCAGCTGTAGAGCTTCTTACAGCACCAAGCACAGGCACAGCAGAAAAGGCTTATGAAGCTTATTTGAATGGGGGACAGCATTTATATTTTGATAATTCAGAAAAATTAAAGACGATTTCGACTGGAATTATGGTGACTGGATCTGTGAGTACGCAAGATATAAATATGTCAAATTTAGAATCAACACCGAATGAAGTAGATGGAACTCAAGGAAGTTGGTCAATACAAGAAGGCGCAAATGATTTATTTTTGATAAACCGAGTAAGTGGCAAAAAATATAAATTTAATCTTAAAGAAGTTCAATAAAATATAATTTTATTTTTTTTATTTTTAACTGATATACTTGGTTCATATTTATAAATATAAATGCCTAACGCTCCAGCAGTTTTTGATTTTGAAGTTAATAGGAGGTCAACAGTTCCCCTAGAAATAACTTTTAAGACAGATGGTGTACCAGTTAATATTACAGGTTATACTTTTGCTGGATCCGTATTTAATAAAGAAAGGACGCAAAATTTTGGAAATTTTTCAGTTACTTATGTAAATAGATCACAAGGTAAATTATTATTTAAGCTGACACCAGCACAAACTGAAGGTTTTTCATTGAACGAGTTAGAGTATGACATAAAATACAAACAACCAAACAATGATGAATTTTATCTACTAGAAGGTACAATATTTGTAAGTGAAGGCTATACGGTAATTTCATGACTTCAGTAAATATAAGCACAACAAAAAATACTGTTGAAGTTATTGATGCGACCACAAATGTTATTGAAGTCTCTACAACTGGTCCACAAGGTCCTGCTATCCCTGATGGAGACAAGGGCGATATTACCGTCAGCAATAATGGCGATACTATTGTAATAAATTCAGATGTTGTCACATACGACAAGATACAGGATTTAACTACAGCCAACAGAGTTTTGGGTGGTTCTGCTGCTGGTACGTTGGGAGAAGTGCAGATAACAGATGCGATGGTTGCCTCTGCTGCTGATATAAGTGGTTCTAAATTATTAGATGATTCCGTTCCATTAACTAAGCTTGGAAGTGGAGCTTTACCTAGTGATATAACAATAGCGACTGAAAATATACCTGATTTCACTATTGTTAATGCGGATGTAAGTGCCAGTGCTGCTATTTCAGGATCAAAGATCACTCCTGATTTTGGTAGTCAATCTATAATCTCTACAGGAAATATTAGTGGTGCTGTTGTTACTGGTACTAGTTTTAGCGGTGATGGTGCAAGTATTACAAATATCAATGCAGCTAATATCTCTACAGGTCAGATAAATTCTGCAAGAGTACCAATACTGAATCAGAACACTACTGGATCGGCTGCAAAGCTTACTACTGCAAGAACTATTGCTGGAGTTTCATTTGATGGCAGTGCAAATATTAGTTTATCTGTCAGTGGTATCACCAATGATACAGGTTTTGTCACTGCTAGTATTATTGATTCTTTAGATGCGAGTAAATTAACAAGTGGGACTATACCTGATGCACGTTTTCCCACTGTCTTACCTGCTATAGACGGAAGTAATATTACGACTATCAATGCGTCTAATATATCTAGTGGAACGATTAATGCAGCAAGAGTTCCTACGTTAAACCAGAATACAACAGGAAGTGCTGCGACCTTGACGACTGCCAGAAGTATTGGCGGTACGTCATTTGATGGTAGTGCTGATATAGATATTTCATATGCAAATCTGACTGGTAAGTTGACTGTGGGTGATGGCGGTTTAACACAGAATAATTTTACGAATACGCTAAAAACTAAATTAGACGGTATTGAGACAGGTGCGACAGCAGACCAGACAGCGAGTGAAATTGTTGCATTAATAGCAAGTCAAACTATAGCTCCCTCTGCTTTATCTGATGGAGTAACAGCTACGACCCAATCAGCGGGTGATAATTCTACAAAGGTAGCGACAACAGCTTACACAGATACAGCAATATCAAACCTTGTTGACTCAGCACCTAGTACTTTAAATACATTAAAAGAGCTAAGTGATGCACTTGGTTCGGATGCTAACTTTTCAACAACTGTTACCAACTCAATAGCAACTAAGCTACCCCTTGCTGGTGGCACGTTGACTGGATTTTTAACAATATCTAGTTCAACTCCAATAATCAATCTCACAGATACAGATAACGATAGTGATTATCAGATAAAAAATGGAAATGGTGATTTTAATATTAAAGACGTAACTAATGGTGCTAACAGAATATCTATTAATTCAAGCGGTACTGTCACTATTGCTCAACATATGGATGTTGGTGCTGGTCTTGATGTAACAGGAGATATTACTGGAACTAGTGATTTAACCTTAACAGGAAGTGATAAAAAATTTATAAGCACTAGTTCAAGCTCAGGAGATTATATAAGACTTTATGCTGGCAGTGGTACAGGTAAATGGGATATCTATGGTAACGGTGCTAACTTACGTTTTAGTGATAATGATTCTGCTGGCAGCATAGTATTTGACCATAACGTAGATGCAAACGGTGGTATTGATGTTACTGGAGATATAAATGTTACTGCTAATATTGATATGGTAGATAGCACATCTGGTTCTGTTGGAAGGATAAGACTTGGAACAGATGATGATTTTCAGCTATATCATAATGGAAGCCATAGTTACATAGAGGAATCTGGCACAGGGAATTTATACATTAGAAGTAGCAATACGAGGATGCAATCTTCTGCTGGCGAAGATCAAATACTTATGGCAGAAAACGGGGCGGTAGAACTATTCTTTGATAATTCAAAGAAGATAGAAACAACTTCAACGGGAACAGTAATTACAGGAAAATTAGCTTTTAATAATACTGGTACAAATTTACATTTTGGTGATGATCAAAAAGCAGCTTTTGGAACAGGTCAAGATCTACAAATTTATCACGATGGGAATCATTCTTACCTAGAAGATTTAGGAACAGGTGCAATAAAAATTGTTGGGGATGATATTCGTATCGAAAATGCTTCTAACAGAAATATATTTAAAGCAACTGGAACAGCTTGTGAATTATTTTTTGATAATGGAAGTGCAACAAGTAAGAAGCTAGAGACAACTTCTTACGGAGCGGAGATTATTGGTTCTTCTTTAAGAATAAGGTCAACTGATAATAGTTCAGATGGAATATTAGATTTTTATGGTCAGAATACATCTAATGGAGCAATAATTAGATCTTTTGGTTCTGATGGCAGTGCTGGTCATTTTAATTTTAGGAATGGCAATACTAATGCCTTAGTAATAGATTCGTCTGGGAACTGTGGTATTAATGAAACAAATCCATCAAGTAAATTACACGTATCAAGCTTTGAATCAGTAGCTTTGTTTGATGCAAACCCAAGCACAAGTAATGTTTACCTAGATATTAATGCTAATGCCGATAGAAGAGGTGTTATAAGATTTCAATCAGAAGGTACTAATAAATGGAGTATAGGTAGAGGGGATAGTGACGAATTAAGTGAAAACAGCTTTCATATAAGCACAGGATCTAGTGGTGGTAATAATGCAAAATTAGTTATAGATTCGTCTGGGAACGTAAATATCGGAACTACAAGTTCTTTTAACTCTGCAAGATTGTCTGTAACAGGTGGTTTAAATGGAACACACGCTGTATTTTCTGGACAAGCAAGTCGTGGATTAAGAATTTCTACTGAAAATACTGTAAATAATGATGATGGTGTGGCTTATGATGCCCAAACTTCTACAGGTAAACACTTGTTTAAGGTTGCAGGCTCAGAAAAGGTAACCATAGATTCCTCTGGCAACCTAAATATTCCAAACGATACGGGTAAATTACAACTCGGTGCTTCGCAAGATGTACAACTATTTCATGATGGAGGAAATACACATTTTTCTAATACGACTGGTACTTTTAAAATTAAAGGAGATGATATTCATTTACAAAATGCTTCTGGTAGTGAAGATTATATAACAACGGTAGCTAACGGAGCAGTAGAACTCTACTTCGATAATTCAAAGAAGTTTTTAACGAATACATTTGGGGCTGTTGTAAGTGACGATGATGACACAGTACAACTTAGATTAGATAATGGCACAGGCATTTGTGGTTATCTTTTTTCTCTTAATACAAATACAATTGCACTTTTAGATGCACAGGCTCATAGACACGTTGAGGGGATTAAGGATGGATCTACTGATCTTTACTTTGATAACTCAAAGAAGCTAGAGACAACTTCTACGGGAGCTACCGTAACAGGAAGTATTGTTGTTGAACAAAGTAGTAGTAATATTAATGCTGATTTTCATGCAACTGGGAGTGGCAGAGGATCACAAATAAAATGTCATAACGATCACGGCACAAGTTTTCTAGGTGTATCGGGAGATACCAATGGTGATTTACTTGTATATAACGCTTCTAATGCAGATATTATATTTGGTACAAATAATACACAGGTAGCTGTTATAGACTCGTCTGGCAACCTGAACATCCCGAATGACACAGGTAAGCTACAACTAGGTACTTCGCAAGATCTACAAATTTATCATGATGGGTCAAATTCGTTTATTAAAGAGGCTGGTACTGGTGCTTTAGCTATACTTACTAACGATTTGGCAGTCAATAATGCAGCCGACACTGAACAAATTATAAGAGCGTTTCAGAATGGAGCGGTAGAACTCTACTTTGATAATTCAAAGAAGCTAGAGACTTTAACCGATGGTATTAAAGTAACTGGAAAAATAAATATTGGTTCTGATTCTAGAATAGAAGCTGATGGAGTATTTAAAGCTGCACATGGAAGTGCGTCAACTCCTTCTTACAACTTTTTAAATGATAATGATAATGGAATGTTTAGAGTTACAACTAATACTATTGGTTTTAGTACTGGTGGAACTGAGAGATTAAGAATAGATTCCTCTGGCAATGTGTCAGTAGGGGGAACATCACCAAGTACCCAAAGTGCAAAATTTCAGACTCGTGGTACTTCTCAAAATGCAACAAGAATAAATATGCACCATGAGGGTAATTCCTCGGCATCTATATCAGCAAATGGCGGGTTAGTTTTTGCATCTGATACATCTAATGGTACGACAGAACGCATGGTTATAGATACGTCTGGCAACGTAAATATTCCAAACGATACAGGTAAGCTACAGCTTGGAACTTCTCAGGATCTACAAATTTATCATGATGGAAACAATAAAATTGAAGGTTTAACTGGATATGTAAAAGTAGCTGCTCTTAATGGCAGTTTATTTTTAGACGGAAATAATACTCATATAAGATCTGGAGATGGTGCTGAAACACAAGCTAAATTTATAGATAATGGAGCTGTTGAACTCTACTTCGATAACTCAAAAAAGCTAGAGACATCTGCTGATGGAATAGTTATTCAATCTGCTAATGATTCAGATTGTAGAGTAAAAGGTGATTTTAAATTCTGTCAGGTCGATGGAACGCTAGTAGCTACATTTGACGCATCAGAATCTTCATTAGAATTTTTAGATAACGCTAAAGTTAAACTCGGAACTAGCGATGATCTAGAAATTCTTCATGATGGTACAGACAGTATTATTAAAAACTTAAGTGGTGAAACAAGAATACAAGCTGCAAATATCTTTAAAGTTACAAATTATTTTAATACAGAAACTTATATAAAAGGTTCATTAAACGGAGCAGTAGAGCTATATTACGACAACTCGAAGAAGCTAAATACACAAAGTGGGGGGATTACTGTTACTGGTTATATTCAAATGGACGGTACAGAGGGTTCTGCTGCTGCTGGAAATATTTACTTAGAAGATAATGGTAAATTAAAACTTGGAGATGGTGGAGATTTAGAAATTCTTCACAATGGGACAAGATCTGAAATTATAAACAACACAGGAGATTTCATAATCCAAGCAAGTGAAAATAACAAATTAATGTTAAGAGCACAAACTGGTGAATCTCATCTTATTGGCTATCACAATGCACAAGTAGAGCTATATTTCGATGGCTCTAAGAAATTCAACACAATTTCTAATGGAGTTTCGGTTACTGGTTCACTTCTTCTTGGAGCAACTTCTACATCTAACGCAGAGCAATTCCGTATTCATACTTCAGATTCTGGAAAAGCAATAATAAAATTAACAAATTCTACAACTGGAACTGGAACTGGTGATGGATTTGAGTTTGGATTAAATGCTAGTGAACAAATTGAATTTTTCAATAAAGAAAATACTGATATGTTCTTCGGAACAAATGATACCGAACGCCTCAGAATAAACTCGTCTGGTGACGTTCTCATAGGAACAAGCAGTACAAGTAATGCAGCTACAGGAGGAAAATTTTATGAAGCTGGTGAATTACTGCATATCATTAGAGATGATAGTAATACTCATCTATTTTTAAATAAAACCTCTGGCAATGATGGAACAGTAGCTACTTTTGCTATAGCATCATCAACTAAAGGTAGTATTAGTGTTACCTCTTCTGCCACAGCATATAATACAAGTTCTGATTATAGATTGAAAGAAAATATCACTTCGTTATCTGATGGTATTACAAGAATTAAACAATTATTACC